CAGTTGCTGTCATCATTCGAAAATGCTATTAGCCGTTCGAGAACCTTCTCGTTCCGCTTCTGTTGTTTCGTCAGTTTCATTTTGGAATCCCGTAGTGTTTTGCATATTGACCAGGGAAACTGTTCATCACACCGTCGCACTTCTTCGCGTAGGCTTCAAACAGTTTTGGATATGCGCCGGCATAGTTGTAGTCGCGCTTCAGTTCTGCCTGGAACATATTCAGGTGCCGACTGGATTCTGCTTCAGGTACTTTCAACTGTGCAACAAAGTAGATCGCACCGTTCTTCAGGTCCTTGGCGTCTCGTGCTGCTTCTGGCTTTACGTCCTTGAAGAAGTTGATTGACACTGCGTAGAATCCTGCGCAGTAAACAAGTTCGCGGTGAATACTGGCGCGCCAGAATTCTTTCATGTTAGCACCAGGTGCCGCATGGGATTGAGTTGCAAAAGCCGGAGTAGCCATGGCCAAAGCGAGGGTGAGAGCTAGCAGTTTCATTCTGATCCTAGGATGCGACGATTTCGCCGCGGATTTGTGGGTTTGGTGGGCAAAGCATACGAGCTATTTGATTGCCGTCAACACGGACATCAACGATGACGACACTGACAAACTCGTCCGTACCTTGGTACTTTACTTTCTTTTCTTCAAGCCAGTCAGGGTTGTCGCTGAACTCATACTCACCCATGACCTCCAATGCTTCGGGGCCATACTCGCCCGGGTAATTGCATTTGCGCTGGCCCATCAATACGTGTAAAATCATTTTAGCTCTCTTGGCGAAGTGCAGTGACGATCTCGTCAAGCACGCGAATGATTACGGCCATATCATTTGCCGTAGTATCACGTGTGCACAATTGGTTTACGAAATTATGTTCTTGCGACAGTCTACGCATTTTCTCATCAAGCGAGTTGACTAGCGAATCAGCATGGTTCAGTGCGACTTTTTGCAGGAGTGTGAAACTCATGCCGCGATCCAGACGATGAAAAATATGCCAAGCATAACAGCGATCTTCAGTTTCTGAACGCGCACGTAAAAGTCTTGGTCCTCGACCAGACGGTCTTCAATTTTCATTTCAGCTCCGGTATTAGCTTATCAATTGCCTCAATGGCTTGTCGATGGAACACCTGGAATTTTGGTTCAGGGATACTGTGTGCCAATGCAACACGCGCCAATGAAAGTGCGTTGGCAACTTCAGTATTGAATGGCGTTACCTCTGGACCCATGCACGATGGAAACCCGCAGCGCTCGTCGCAGACGGTCCTGTGGCACACTTCGCCCTCTGCTGAACCACCTGCATAGGTATCGGACTCAGGCGGTTCATATCCTTCGTCCCAATCTTCATGAATCATTTTCTGCCTTTGCTTAAATTATCAAATGATTTTAACATCTGTAAGTTTTCTTTACGCGCAATAAATTCTGGTGGATGTCCGCTTTCATATCCTTCCGCAATGGACATGATATGGTCCAGGTGATATTCGCGAGATCGCACAATATTCAACGGATTGATTTGATCTTTATGTAGCAGATAAATTTCATCCGTCATACGTCGAACAACGTACAAATAGTCTGGCCAACCTTCTGGATTCTTTATCTTGCGATTTTCAGCCGACACGGCTGTTGCGTTCTTTGATCTACGCCGACCACCACAATACGAACATGGCACAGACTTAGGATCTTCTTTTAATCTCTTAAGAATATTACCATAAACCCAGGTTTGTTTCGTACCACATTCGGGATGAACGAATGTCCAGGTGCGATGTTTGTACTTATCAACAACTGGACCTGTAACATTGATGTACAAACCTTCCAGCATTTCTTGCTCTTCTTCCGCTAATCGTTCTTGTCGAATAGCATTAGTACAGAGTAAGCAAACTTCAGCTTTTGAGCGAGTCATTTGCGAAGCTGAACAGCGTGTACAAACACGATTACGAAATGCACTCGTCATTTTGTGTTCAACTTATTCATGCGACGTTTGGCGCCACAATATGAACACGGAACATTAACTGGGTCTTTCTTCAACCCAGCTTGAATATTTCCGAATACCATTGTGGAACTTTTGCCACATTCAATGTGGGTAAAACTCCATTCGCGTTTCTTGTTTTTATTGATGCCGAGATTTTCGACGTTTGTGTATCCAGCTTCTTGCAGAATGTTCTGCTCGTGAGCGATACGGTCTTGTACTACTTGATTCATTTTTGACTCCATGTTGTTGAACAATGAAATCATTATAGCACTAAGAATCCTCCTAGAACAAAAGGATTTTATAAACGTAGCAACCGACCTGACTACTATAACATAAGGAACTGAGCCGACTACTATGCATTTCGCGTTGAAGGAAATTTAGATTGTAAAAAAGCCTCCCGAAGGAGGCTTTGTTGAACGCCGATTTACATCGGCTTTGTTCTGCTTTTCCTGATAGAATCTTAGGAAAATGCCACGTTCTTGACCAAAATTCTCGCGTAATAGTCCGCAGAATTTCCAAACGACGTTTGCTGGTTCGTAAACGTTGCCTTGCCGTAACGAGTCGACAGGGAGACTGCTGGCATGAATGTGTTAGCATCCATAACAACGCCGGTCGACATCAGTGGTACGTACGGGCAGTAGAAGTAACCTGCGTCGAGTTCCGAGTTGCCGCCTTTGTAACCCATCAGGATGTCTTCGCCGTTCGAACCCGAAGCGTTATTAGCGCCAGCGAGCAGATCGTAGTTATCGTTCAGACCCCAGTTGTACGTGAACACTTTGATAGCACCGTTCAGGGTACCTACCAGACGGTTGCCCGTTGGCGAATCAAAGTTACCGGTGATTGCCGGAGCAAATACCGAGCGCGAACCGGACTGCAGCAACGAAACGATCAGGTGACCGCCGACGATCCAGTTTGCTGGACCACGCTTGGTGCGAGCACCAATTTCATTTGCCATCTTGTTAACCAAGATGCCGAGTTCAGCATAACGGTCACCGATGTAGTTCGGGGTGAAACCTGGCTGTGGTGCAGCGAAGTCGAACGTTGCTGTAGTAGCAGCGAGTGCCAACAGGTCGGTCAGAATTTCGTTGTCGATTTCGTGCGCGATTTCTGCTGCGAGAGCTGCAGTCAGTTCGGATTCGATATCGATACCGTGGGTTGCGGACATGTCCTGTGCAGCTTCCATCGTCCAGCGAGCTTGCAGCTTACGTGAACCAACCGTAACAGCTTGCTTCATGACAGACAGACGCATCGAACGACCGCCGTAGCCTTCGTAATCTTCGGTACGAGCAGCAAAGCCGTCGGACATCGTCGATGCGAGAACTGGTGGATATGTGACTGGCTGACCATCACCTGGGTGGGTCGAACCTGGCAGAGTTGTCTGACCAGTACCAGCAACAGCTGAAGAGTAGAAACGCTTCATTTTGCCGTTGTAGACGAAAGCTTCATCGCCTGGGCTGATGTCGTGCAGAGTGCCTGGAGCATCTGCGGATTCTGCGAATGCGAAACGCATCGAGTAGATCAGGCCAGTTGGTCCGGTCATTGGCTGAACACCAACGAGTTCACCACCGATAGTGCCTGGGATGATACGACGGATCATTGGGATCATGATCTTTTGGAATGTTGCAACGTCTGCCGACACGACAGCGTTAGCCGGTGCGGTTTCTTGCATCATCTTCATTTGGTTTTCCATCAGCGTAGCTACGATGTTACGCTTGGATCCGGTGAGTCCCTCGAGCAGTGCCTCTTTGGTGTCTACCCAGTTTTCAATCAATTGCATGGTTTAATCTCCTTGTTTTGGATGGCAGGTTATTTGAGGCCGGCGAGCTTGCGCATTTCGGCGAGTTGGGAACCAACTTGCTTTACTGCTGGAGCTGCTGGGGCATCATCGCCTGTGACCAGTTTATTTGTGGCCGGGGTAGTCGATTCATTGAGAGGCTTAGCAACCGGGGCTGCGTCGTCTTCTTTCAGGATACGACCGATAAAGAATTTGTAGCTTTCTTCGAGGCGGGCAGTATCAACGTTCTTGAGAACCATTGACATCTGTTCACGCTTCTTGCCAGTGAGTGGGGACAGAACTGCTTCCATCTTTGCTTCACGGACCATTTTGTTGCGCTCTTCTTCGAGCTTTGCAAGTTGCTTCTCAGCATCTTCCAATTTGCTTTCAGCTACGATCAGCTGGGACTGGACTGCATCCTCATCCACGTAGTGCGCAGCGTATGTAGAAGCGAAAGCTTCAAACATCTTGCGACCGAAATCATTTTCTTTGACAACTGCGATATCGTCTTTCAATTCTTCCATTTCGGCAGACAGGCGCATTTCAAAGAATGCATCAATCTTGTCTACCAGGGAATCGAGTTCTTCAGCAACTGTGCCGGCGAGTTTGTGTTTCTCTTCGACGAGCTTTTCAGCGTATTCAGCTTCGAGGTCACGGAAACGTTCGATGTCTCCTTTAAGCTCTTCGATCTCATTTGACAGGGCCTCTGCTACAAATCCATCAACCTTGCTGATGAGTTCGTCGCGTTCGGTAATCCACTGTCCTGCGAGCTCTGAACGTACTTCACCCGAAACTTCTTCACGCACTTGCGTCTTGAAAGCTTCAACGGAAGTATTCCATTGCTCAGAGATTTCAGCCTTGGTTTCTTCGCTGAGCAGCTCGGACTGAAGCAACTTTTTCAGAATTTCATCCATGCATTTCTCCTTATTGGTTGATGGGTATAACACTGCTCGGTGAGCGTGTCACTGGAATTTTGTGGCAGATGTAAATTCCACATCGTGAACTCTATACATCACTAAGATATATAGCGCCGTTGCGTAAAAAAGCGACGAAAAATCAATAGATTTTCGCCGCCTTCACATTTTACAGGTACTTATTCGTCATCTTCAGGGACATTGTTGTCGTAGTCGACATCGTCCTCTGGATCTGGCGACTGTGCAGGCTGCCCCATGCCCGCGACTTCACGGGTTTTTGAAACAAAATAGTCGTGCATCGTGACCTGCGCTTGTTCAGGGCGGTCGTTGATGATGTCTTGCAGCATGCTCTTCAGCAGTTCTGAATGTTCAGCCATTATGAAGTCTCCTTATGTTATTGATGATTGATTATTTATCGCATTTGATGGGCGATTTTTTAACAATTCATCACTTAACTTGTTTCCATTTACCAGGCGTTCCTTCAGCATTCTTTGGTCCAGCGCGACGATATTTCTTACCATCGTGTTCAACTTCATCAGCACCCTTAGACTTTTTGTCAAGCTTACCGCAGAACTCGTCATCCATTTTTTCGTCGGTACGTTGCGGCAAGCCGGCGATTTTCAGTGCTTCGTTAAGTGTCAACATGGTGTTCCTTTATTTGTGGGTGACGTTTCATTTCTTTTCTTTGAGGCGAGCTTCAACTTTGTCTTTGATTGCCTTCATGTTATTGAGGGCTTTCGTCTCATCGATGTCAGCATCAAATTCTTCTGTGTTCTTGAGGTACCGAACGATTTCAGTTGCTTCCCAACCAGCCTTCAACTTCCGGCCAATATCGCCCTTGATTTGCTTCTGATCTTCAGCGTTAGGTTCTGCATCATTTGCTCTGACGCTTAGCAGACGGTCATAAACGACATCAACGTCAGAAGCACGTTCTTCGTTGAGAGCCAACAGTTCATTCACTTTCATTTCTTTTTACCCTTTGATGCGAGAACTTCCAGGAATGCAGCCATTTCCTTCTTGAAGTACGCTTGTGCTTTTGGATCGTGAACCATGGCTTCGGCCAGGGTCAAGACGCGGTTGTTTTCCATTGCTTCCTGAACGACGTTCGGGTATGCATCAGGTGCCGATGGCTGGGAGACGATGTCAACCGTAACGAAAGCAAAGTCAGCGACCTTACCGGATTCGTTTACGTTACCAGTGCCACGGGACGAAACGCCCAGACGAACGCCGCCTTCAATCAGACCCTTGGCAATGTTGCCAGAAGGAGTGTTGAGGAGCTTCATCTTGCCCATTGCGTTGTTGCCGTCCATACGGACTTCAGTGATCGCGTGGGATACATTTGCCAGGTTGATTGACAGAACATCCGGGTGGTTCAATTCACCCAGGATATAGTGACCTTCGGAGATGCGCTTGGCAGCTTCGTCAACTGCCTTCGAGATTTCGGAGAGTGGATATGAACGGCCATTGCCGTTCACAAGTTCTGCCTGCATCATGATACCGTTCAAGTATAGATCGCCAGTTGCAGTCTTCATCTCGGTGAGGTGAGACTGCGCTGGGCTAAGGTGTTCTGAGAGCAGTTGAATCTTCATTTTGTTATCCTTTAATTGAGGCTTGTGACATATTTATATCAAGCGGCCGCAGGAACAGGAGTTTCTGCTGCAGGAGCTTCAGCTGGCTCTGCAGCCGCTTCTGGCTCAGGTGCTGGAGCAGAATCACCTGCTCCACCAAAGAATCCGCCTTCACCGCCGCCTGAATCCAGGTCACCCAAGTCTCCACCCTCTTCACCGCCGCCACCAGCACTTGCTGAAGCTGTACCACCCTCAACCGTAATTGGTTCACGGCTGTCGTAGACAGCAGGGTCATACATTTGCTGCAGTGGTGGAACGTTTGCGTTCTCGAGGATGCCGCGCTCTTCTTTGAGCATGACTTCGTTCATCTGGATTTCATCATCAGACAGACCCAGGTAACGCTTCTGAATGAAACGACGTGACAGGGTTTTCTCGGCAGCGATGTTGTTGTACGAGCTGATCAGGTCGGCATCGAGAGCTGCTTGACGATACAGAGCGAAGTTAGCTGGGTCAGGAAGTTTGATCTTGAAGATTTCATCGTCGATCTTCAGACCGACAACCTTCAGGTAAATCTTAAATTCTTCGTCGAAGATTTCATCCAGGCGATCCTGCATACGACGAATGAACTGGGCGAAGCGAAGTTCTTCGATGTAAGCAATACCAACCTTGCCATCGTTGTACTGAGCACTTGCACCATCGGTACCAGTCATGTACGACGTAGGAATACGGAGACCGCGGAAGATTTTGTCTTGGAACAACTTGATCAGACCAGTACCAAAGTCTTCGGTACCACCTGGCAGGGTTTCAACACGTGAACCACGACCAGCTGCTGTTACTGGGAAGAACAGATCTTCCTGGATCGAGGTAGCATCGTACTGGCCGTCGACGATATCCTTGCCGCCGTTCGTGCCTGGTGTACGCTTCTGACGGAGTTCGTTCTTGATTTGTTCGAGGTACTGTTTGACACGCTGAGGTGGCAGGTTGCCGACGTCAACATAAAAGACACGACGTTCAGGCGCACGGACGATACGATAAATGATGACAGCATCTTCCAGCATTGCCAGCTGACGATAGACGCGGTGAATCGGACGCAGAACGGATTGACCAAACGGGGCCGTGTCACCCATGTCGTCTGACAACGTGAAGTGAATCATCGCTGCAGCTGGAACAATCTCCATCGTCTCTGTCTTGACGCCGTAGCCGCTCGAAGCATTGCCTGGGCGCTTGAGGTGATACGCGATCTTGTTGCCGAGCTGGTCGACTTCAATACCGTGAATCAGGGACGGATCAACTGCGGTCCACTGTTTTGTGTCTGACAGTTTACGGAAGAAGCAATCTCCGTACTTGATCATTTGTCGAGCGATCGAGAAGATACGCTTGTTGAATTGTTGTGTGTTCGACCATTGGCGTACAGCCTGGCGCAACGTCACTGCAGTAGTGTCGCTGATTTCCTGGTTGTCTTCCTTCTGGTAAATGATCTCAAACGGTAGATCAGTCTTCTCGTCTTTGCCGGACATCTCTTCTGCAATGATGTCAAGCGAACGGAAGATGTCGATGTCAGCATCCATTGCGTCGTATTGTTTGTACGAAGCCTGACGCGACCCGAGACCACGAAGCACCTGCGAGTACCACTGAACTGATGTCATCGATGACAAGTCGGTGGTGCGGGGATCATAGGCATCCACTGACAGCGTAGTGTACAGCTGCTTACGTGATGCTGGGGTGATGATCCTCCACCAATTTGTTAGTTGTGCGATGAGAGCTCTCCTTTAGCTTTATGCTGTGCGTCGACTTCCTTGAAGCAAGTCGAACATTCTTTCATTGTTTGCGAATACAGGACGACCGGCCGCGGAAGCAAGAGCGCTGATACCAGCGGCTTGTAGTTCTTCAGCAGAAAGCATCGAGCCCAACAGATTAGTTATGGCTACTAGTTGAGCGACAATTGCATCAGTAGGCATACCTGCAGCCGGTGGTGCAGCTACTGGAGCTTCTGCCACCGTTTCGGTTTCTGGCTTATTTACAGTCGGCGGAGTGACACTTTTCAACGCAGTTGGTGCAGGAGTTGCAATTGCTGCAGCTTGTGCAACAATACTGCTGGTGATACCGGAAGTCGTTGTAAGGATGCCAGCATTGGCAACAGTCAGCTTGGCGGCCGATGCGGCAGTCTTATCAGCAAGTGTCGATGTAGCAGCTGCGGTTTTCTGATTAGCATCAATGTTTTTATTGGCAGCTTTACCCAGGCTGGAAACAGTTGAAGTTGTATCATCGTTCAATTGCTTGAGAACCGCTGCGGAATCTTCCGCAGCCTTTTCGAAGTATTCGGACATCTTGCCGCCAATACCAGGAATGACTTTGACGATTGATGCCAGTGAAGACATGAAACCGAGTTTCATCAGGACAGCAAAGCGATTGAAAGCGTTCTCGATGCCGAAGCCTTCGCCACCAAACAACCCAACAACTTTGTCCATCAGCCAGCCGATGGAACCTATGAATCCATTGAAGATTGCAAATACAACGTTACCGAAGATTTCCTTGATGCCACCATTACCGTCAGGATTAAATGCAGCTGTAATGTTCTGCGTGAAGAGTTCGCCAATACCGTCGAAGACGATTGCAATCAGTGCTCCTAGACCCGGGATGCCTTTCAACAATGTCAATCCGCCTTTTAGAATGCCACCGAGCGGAGTCAGGAAGTTACCCAGCATTGATGAGATGCTACCGAACATGCGACCAATCGGCCCAAGTGAGCCAGCAATAGTCGAACCAAAATTCCTCAGGCTGTTAACGATACCACCAAGACCCCAGTTCGCTGGGTTGAACAGGCTGAAGATTTTACCGATACCTGTTCGAACCATGCCGAACGCGCCGCTGATCAATCCACGGAGGGATGATAGAATACCGCCACCAGCTCCAGCACCACCTGCGAACGCGCGACCGAGCCACAAACCAATGATGCCACCGATTACACCAGGTCCACCAAGGGCTTTGACAATTGTATTTTCTTTGAGGCCTTTAGCAGCGGACATGAGGTCGCCTGCAGCTTGGATCAACTGACTGGTACCAACAGCGAAGTCTGCATTTACCCCAGCTTGTCCAGAGTCCGTAGTCATTGCAACATTACCAGCGGCCTGCATTACTTTACCTATAGCAGTGCCGCCAAGTTTTTCTGTCAGTTGTTCAGCTATGAATTGACCACTAATATTGTCGTCGTTATTCCTCGCCCGCTGCATGGATGCTTCCAACGGAGCCAACAACCGAGCGAGTTCTGCAGATTCATCCTTCGACAAATTCGTCCTTTGCCCCAGACGCGCGGCACGTTCGGCATCACGAGGGTCCATACCGTATATCGCACCGGCTTGACGAATCAGGCCAGCTGCTTCAAATCGTTTCGGTGCGCTTGCGTCCCGCATTTTGATCAGAGCGTCACCAAGCGCGTCGGATGCTTTCTTCGTCGATCCCATTGAAAGACCGATTGTTTTAATCGCGGTCAGTTCAGCGAATCGTGATGCACGTTGCGCTGGTGCCATACCAAGCAACTGGGATTGAACCGTTTGGTTTTCGCCTAATTCTTCTGTCAGCTTTTGAAACTGTGAAGCGGTCAACAGTGAACTTTTACGCAGGCGCTCGAAAGTCTTGATTTGCATCTGCGTCGAATCAACCAGCTGATCCTGTGGAATACCCAGGGCAGTTGTGGATGTCGCCAACGAAGCCGACAGCTTCAGCGCATCAGCACCAAAAATGCCAAGACCCTTCAATTGCTTTGTACCTACAGACAGTGTGTTGTTGAACTCTTCCATCGATCCGGAACGGGTTACAGCAGCACTTGATTCTTGAATAACCTTCGTGTAATCGTCGAGAGACATACCAGCCATTGCGGCATCAATGTACATGCCACCAAGAGCTGACGATGCTTGAATACCAGCAGCATGCAACTTTAGTACGTCTTCAGTAATTGGAATAATGAGACCAGCAAGGGCCACGGCAAAACCACCAACGGCACTAGCAGCACTATTGACTTTACCCGTCATGCTGGTTAATGCACCACCCAACCTTCCGCCAGGGCCTTGTGGCCCAGCTTGGTCAGCAAGAAGTTCACCTGGTCCTGGAGGTCTTGGACCACCACCGCCAGCATTGCGAGCAGCAAGAGCCCTACGTTCCTCAGCACGTCGTGATTCTCTTACAGTATCCTGGAAAGTACGGATCAGCCGTTCGAAGAACGGCGGAAATACCTTCAGCGGATCATTCTTACTCTTTTTCTCGCGATCAGCAGGGGTGATCCTCTCTTGGCCACCACTTGGTGCCGGGACTGGGGAGTCGCGCGCGAACGACCGCATCGAACGATTCATCGCCACAAAGTTTGAACGAGTGTTCAATACGGTCTTTGACAGACCCATGAAATTCTTGTTCAACGATCGCGTCGTATTGTTCAGGGTAGTGAGCACAGCACTCGTCGCCTGGAAACTACGGCGAGCTTTCGTGGTCTGGTTGGGGTCATCATCCCGTTTTTGTGTGCCAGCACCACGCGGAGGCGCACGACCCAGACCTGAGGCTACACTACCCTGGCCAAGTATCTTTTCGATATTTCGCAGGGTTTTGAGGATGTCTTCTTCTGTTGATGCCATTTTTAGGCTTTCGGTAATTTGCTAAATACTGATGTATATTTATCGCATGGAGAGAATATGGAAAATGCACTGCCAATGACAAACCCGCTGCTCGCAAAGATCAAGATCCCGGGTCGTACGTTTCAGCTACCATCACGTGGCGCGTTGTACAATAATGGGGAGCTTTTAGGCTCTGAGGGTGAGGTTCACGTCCACCCGATGTCAGCGCTGGCTGAAATCTCGTTGAAGAACCCAGACTTGCTGTTTAACGGCAAGGCACTGAACCAGGTCTTCGCTGAATGTATTCCAGAGATCAAGAAGCCAACAGAGTTGTATGGTCGTGACATTGACGCGATTATGTTCTACCTGCGTCTGGTGACATACGGCCCGGAGTTTGAGATTCGGGTGCGGCACGACTGCGATGAGTCAAAAACCCGTGGAGACAATGGCGATGCGATCCTAGACAAGGAAGGAAATTACATCCACAAAGAACACTCGTACATCGTAAACATCGAAGAGATGGTTCAGAAGTTTCGGTTCCTCGATCCAACGATGACTGACGAATTCCAATGCGAGCTGCCAAATGGACAGGTCGTGAAGGTGCACCCGGTGAAGTTTGATCACATGATCAAATTGTTCCAGATGAACAGTGGCAAAGATGAGTTTACCGCAGAGGATATCAAGAAGAACGTGGTATTCAACCTGGTCAGCCTGATCGAATCAGTTGACGGTATTACTGACAAGCGTCAGATCGAGGAATGGGTAAGCAGCATTACAACGCCGTACCAGAATCGAATCACGGAAGTGATTGAGAAAACGAATGACTGGGGCCCAGAACAGACCACCAAGATTATTTGCAAAGACTGCAAGCACGACATGCCAGTTGAGCTTCCGCTGAACCCGATCTCTTTTTTCACCGAATGATCATGTCCGGCGATTCGAGCAGGATCGCCGAAATGATCAACGCGTTAGCACTCGACACTAGAAACCTGCTCAAGGCCGCAGCTGATATTGCTTACTATGGACGAGGTGCATGGCCATATGAATCGGTCTTGCAGATGTCACCGCTCGAAAGGGATCTTCTTGTCGAGCTGATTAATAAGCGTTTGGAAGTTGCGGCAAAATCTCCGTACCCAGTTTACTAAGGACGTGACCATGAGGAAATTACTATTCGCGTTGCTCTTCGTTTCAACCAGCGCATTTGCACAGTACGAATGCAAGTACGATGGAAGCCAAAGAGAAATGAATGAGTGCGCGATTCGCGACTACAAGTCAGCTGACGCTGGGTTGAATGCCGCGTATGCAAAGAAGATGAAGAGGCTCAAGCCGAAGCATCAGAAGGCTTTGCGGGCAGAACAACGTGTTTGGATTCAGCGTCGTGACGCAAGATGTCTGAGCAAAAAGAATGGTGAGGGAACCAACGTCACCATTGATTACCTCACCTGTCTACAGTCGTACACCGAAGTTCGCACGCTCCAACTGCGCTAGGATTTAGTCAGCCTGAGATTCAGGCTGTTCACTAACCCTGGAATATCCTGCAGGTACTTTGCTGGGATACCGTCGATACCGTCGTGAACCATAACGCCATGACGTTCGACCGCTTCCCAAATCCTGTACCTCGCTTCCCGCTCCCACTCGAAGTAAGAAGAGAAGACTTGTTTCTGATTCACTCGTGATGGGTTGAATCCGAGTTCTGTCATGCACACGATCTTCCGTGCTCTGCC